TGGATCATACCCAGCTAATGGCAATATCTTTCTAAGTTCTAATAACTTATCTGTATCGACTTTAAGACCAGGTACATGTACATAGTTCATTTCACTACTCCTTTCTATTAATATTTAATGGTGTTGGCTGAAGTTATTCAACGTATGCATTGTATGCATGTTTGTCCGTTTGTAGCGTGTATGAAACCACCCCCCCACCCAAAACCATTTAACAGACTATCTATTTCTCTATCTAATATATATTCTCTTATATACTACTATATATATATTATGTGTGTTGTTAGTATATATATATACTACTTATATATTTTTTAACTAGAGGTTATGTCTTAGTTCGTATGATTATTCCAATGGGTGGGTACATTTCATACACGGTGCAAACATGCATATTTACATACAAACATACAATAACAAAACTACTACATCTAGTCAACGTAAATCATTGTTCAATTAACTCAACTAATAACTAACTCTAACACCTAGTAGTCTCTATAAAAAGGGCTACTTCATCAATTTAGGGTTAATGGTTTAAGTTCGTTAATTAATTAAACAATCTACGTCATTTCCCCAAGTTAAATAATAGCCCATAACAAAAAGAACGGCCATCCTAGATGGTTAAACCTAGAATGACCGTTTAGTTTGGATTAACTAGATGGTTTGGTTAATTAATTATTTATGGCTATACCATGCATTTGCCGTATAATGATCTTGTAACCAATTGGTAATGGTAACTAGCGTGTTGTAATGTTCTAGTTCTGAATCTAGTGCCGTTTCCATTTGCGATTTCAGCGTGTTCCGAATGTGTTCAAAATCATGCCCACATGCTAGTGCGAAACCGATTATGTTATACCATCCACAAAACCATTTGGTTTTACTAGGTTTTGTGTTACCTAGTTCAACCCACATGCGATTGTCAATGGTTTGCAACGGTTCCGGTTCATTACTGCCAATTGGTGTTAGTTGAAAGCAATTAGGCATTGTTTTCACCGTTTTCAACGCTAGCGGTAATTTGTTCTAACGCCCCCGGATTATCAACGGCAATCACCGCTAGTTGTTCGGGAATCCCGGCATTAACCAAATCCGCAATTTGTTGATCCCTAGACTTGGCTTTTTTGCTAGCATTGGATGCAACAACCGTCGAACCGTCAACACCATTCAATTCGTTCAACGACAGCGTGCGATTCGCCCGTTGCCATGCAATCGTTCGGTTTGACGCTAGCCATGATTTGATTTGGTTATCGGTAGCATTCGTGAAATCATAACGCAATTTTAAACTAGTGGATTCATCCCGTGAATTGGTAATTTTAAATGAATGTTCCACAACGCCGATTAATGCACCTAGTTGGTTCATAACGCCTCCATTAAACAAACGTGGTTTGACCACCTAGCCGATCCCATATTTGGTTTTCAAAGAACAATGAATATGATTGAATCATCGCATAATATCTATATATTGTCAATCGAGTCATAACAAACTCGATGGGGGAAATCCTAGTCAATAGCCGCCGGGTTGAATCCCTCTAATTTTAGAGGTAAATTTTCTAAATGTACAATTATTCACATTTATGACAACTACGACTACGTCGTTGGTTAATAGTGTTGGTTGGAACAGATCGTTTAAAAAATTAACAAACTCACCGACTACATCGGTTGAATTAGTTAATGGTTCTAGAAATTAAATAATTTAGTTTACATTAAATGTACGTAGATTTCCGTTGACAAAAATATTTACTACATGTATAATATGGTTGATGATAAGAAAGGTGCTTAATTATTATGGCTGAGACACAAACTTTATACGGTTTTGAGATTAGAGAACCTGACAGCCGCAGGGTTGATGCAGAGGAACGTAAAACTTACGACATCAAACAGCTCTGGCAGCGCTCTCACGAGATAATTGGTTTAGCTTTGTTAGGCCATAAAGAGACGGAAATCGCTGAATTACTAAACATAACACCTCAGTGTGTTTCTAACACTTTAAATTCATCTCTAGGTAAAGAAAAATTATCTAAGATGAGGGAAAAAAGAGATGAAAATGTAGTAGATTTATCTAAACGAATTGCTGAATTAACTAACAAAGCAATGGATGTTTATGAAGAGATTTTCAACAATGAAGGTGCAGACCTTAAATTGAAGAAAGAAACAGCCGACACCGTGGTCATGGAAATCGCTGGTCATCGCGCTGCTACTAAAATCGACACTCGTTCCTTTAACTTCAACATGTCCCCAGATGACTTAGACGCTTTCAAAAAACGTGGCCTTGCTGCAGCCAAAGCATCTGGCATGATAGTTGAAGTAGACCAAAAGCCTAAGGAAATAAACAATGAAACAGTGGTGGACTAAATTCTGGGACGAAAATGGTCAACGTATTGTTTACATGACAGCGGCTGCTGGTTACTCTTTCCTCTTTATAGCAATGGCTACTTTCGATTGGCCTGAGAAATTAGATGGAGATTGGTTAGGTGCTGCCAAAACTATCTTAATCGGTCTCGCAATGTTATGCTACAACAAAGCTCGTGGCAATGGAGTTAGTAAAAAGGAGGAAACGAAATGAGCTGGCTTAAAATGTTTGCTATCTTTGGTGTTGTTAGTGACTGGCTAATCAAAGCAGCAGCTGATGGTAAAGTAACTACTAACGAAATCATCAGTCTTGTAACTCAACTGCTCCAAATAGCTGGAGTCAAAGCAGCTATCGAACTCGGCTCTGACTTTGATGAATTAAAGGTGACGAAATAATCTTATCTATAATCATCAGTAACCGTAACGACTCAATAATGTTATCTGTGACTATTCGTAGTTGCATTGAAGCACTTCGCCCATTAGGTCTTGAAAACTGTGAAATAGTAATAGCTGACAATTCAGACGAACCAACTTATAAATTACTAAATTCAGTAATTCCTCAACAATATGTTAAAGAAAACTTAATCAAGATTGTTCGCCAACCTTTCCCATGTCTCTTCACAGCGCGTGAATTAGCTGCTAAAAATTCCTCTGGTAAATACATCCTCTGTCTCGACTCTCACATGTTAATCGGTCATAACATGTTTTTAGACCTAGTAAACTTTATGGAACGAAATAGTGACAATAAAAAGCTCGGCTTCGCCCATGCACCAATCAACTGGGCTCACCAACATGAATCCAAATCTCGTCATGATCGAGACATGTCTACTCATGAATTAGGCGACTGGGGCATTAAATACGAAGAAGAAAGAAAAATCACTTGGAAAGGAATGCCTTGGATTTGTAGAAAAGAATTCTTCTTAGAAACAATCAAAGCCTACGGTGCACTCAGTCAGCACAAGTTATCTTGGGGCGGTGGAGATATGCATATAGGTATCAAACCATGGCTCCTAGGCTACGAGAACTGGGCTGTCCCAACAACCCCTGGCATCCACATAGGTCCCTTTCCTAACATCGACACAGGTAAAGATAACAGCATTACAAAAGTCTCAAATGCAAAAAATCCTCTCCGTTACCGTCTCTACGCCAAATCAGGCAATGGCCCACATACTGTAGGATTCCTAGTCTCTTGCTACGTCCTCGGTGGTGAAGCAATGATGAAGCGAAATGAAAAGGCAATCAAGAAACGCTTTGGAAAATTCTTAAATTTAGAAGCTTGGTGGAACAGAGCTATCCACTTCGGAAAAGATGAAAAGCGCTGGCTCGACGCAAACAAAACAATGTCATTCTCAGAACTTTTAAAAACTAAACCATGGGAAAGTTCGTTAAATGAATGAACGATCTGTTGATCCTGAAATCTTAGAAATCCTCTCTATGTGTGCCGTAAGCACTCGTATGATGGCTAAGACTTTCTTCCCCGAACGATTTAACAGAGAGTTCGCTCCAGAAGTCCACGGCAAAATCTTTGACTTAATCGACGGACCTGAAAACAAAGTTGCAATCGCTGCTCCTCGTGGCTGGGGCAAGACATCAATAGTTGCACTCGCACTCCAAGCACGCTACGTCCTATTCCGTATCTGCCCATTCATCTGCTACGTAAACAAATCTCACGATGCAGCATCTCTACAAACTGAAA